CCCCAGACGCCATAGCGCCGCCTGTTGCGCCGCTTGATCCGATACTCCTAATTGAGTTAACGAAACTCATGCCAGCCGCAATCACCGCAGCAGCTTTGGCAATGCCAGCCAAGCCACCCTTTGCCAGCTCTTTGGACGCGCCTTCCATCGTGTTCACAAGCGCTTTAGCCGCGCCGAAAGCCGCTGCAATCTGCAATGCCTTTTTGTTTGTCTGCCCCATGGCTTGAAGGATTTGCTGGCCAGCGCCGAGAACAGTTTGGATTTCAGCGTTAGCGCCTTGCTGTTTGATCTGGTTTAGGCGGCGCTGGTATTCTTCCTCAAGGCGCAACTTGGCCTCGTTATATCCGCCGATCACGCTGAGTTCATCCTCGGAAGCGCTTTCCAGCATTTCCTTCATCTCAGCATACCACATCTCAAGCTGCTCGCGGGCATTGGCAAGACCTTGCACAAGCGCGCTGGAATCGCCGTCTTGACCGCCGCCTGCGCCCCCTGCGCCTTGCTCGCCGTCCTCGCCGCCACCAACACCAAGAATGTCGGGCAGGGTTAGGTTTTCGTCCTTCATGCTTTGAAGAAGGTCTTTTAGCTTTTGAACGCCGGGGATTGAGTCTAGAGCGGTTTTCGCTAGACCCGCCGCTTGACTGCCATAGCTTGCCGCGGATTCTCTTGCCATCGCTGCGGTTTCCGGCAAAGGCGATTCTTCGCTTCCTAGATTTTCTCCAGCGGCAGTTCTTAAATCAATCGCTGCAACGCCAAGCCTGTCAGCAATTTTACCCATCCCCGGTATATCTTTTATGCCTGATCTAATCTTGTCAAAAAATCCAGCAATTTTTTTCTGCATACTTGCAATAAGCGTTATGAATCCTGCTTCAATTGCGAAAAATGCTGATTGCATTCCCAACTCAAGAATGCGCCCACCATTTTCACCGATTGCCTTGAGTGCGCCAACGCCAATTTCGCCAAGAAGCTTCATTGCTTCGCCAAAGCCGCCAGCCGCTTTCACAAGCCTTGTAAATTGATAAATCAGTTCGCCCGCCGCAACGACAAGCACGCCTATGCCAGTGCGAATAAGTGCGGCCCGCAATGCCGTTAAAGCACCCACAAGGCTAAAGGTGGCCACCCGTGCCGCAACAAATGAGGCCACCCACTTGCCAGCAAAAAACGTGGCAACTGTGCCAGCCGTGATCAAGATGCGATCCAAATTGTTAATGATAACCTCGGCCATCTGCACGCCCATGTCGCGCACTTCGCGGAATGCGTCAGCGATAACGCCCGCAGCCGGTGACAACGTGCCAAGCGCGCGCTCTAGGTTTTCGCTATCACCCGCAAGACCTTGGAATGCGCGCGCCAAAGGCACTGCAACAGCCACAACAGCGCCAAGCACCGCACCCATGATGCCAAACCCCCCGAGAAGCTGGGGAAGCTGCTGGCCAAGCGCAATGCTGGCCGATGTGCCTGCACCCACCTGCGTGGCAAAGTCACCCAACTGGAAAGATGCGTTTTGAATACCTCGACCAAAAGCAGACGAACGGCCTGTATTTCTATTGAGCGTGGTGCCAAGACGATCTGTCCGCGACGCCGCCCGATCCGCCGCAGCGCCAACGCCAGCCATTCCCTTTTCAACACGATCAAAGCCAGCCTCAGCCCTCTTTGTGTCGGCTGTGATTTCGACTTCAACTCTGGGAAGTGCCATGCTTTGCCCACCATTCTTCGTCGGTCATTTCCATATCTTCAAGCCACTCATCACGCTTTTGAGCCGCTCGACCGACTGGGGATTGATCCATGTGGAACCTTGCCTCAAGCATCCATTCCACCATCGTCATGTCCCAAAACTCGCTTGGCTGTATCCCCCATTTCCTTGCTGCGAGATACATGCCATTCCAGTCTATTTCTTTCGGGACTTTTTCTTTGCCCCAGCCTTTGCCGGGGCTGGCAAGTTTTTTGCCGGATCACCCGGCGGCGTGATGCATTCACCGATAGACATGACAAGCGGGCCAATGCCGTTGCCGTTATTTGTAGCCAGATCGTCATAAAGCTCAGCAAGAACGTCGTCCTCGTCAACGTCGCCGCCGCCTTCTTGGATCATCTCAGCAATTACAAACGAAAGAGCAGGCAAAGGCACATTCTTGCCGTCCATTGTGCCAACAACGCCAAGCAATGTTTGCGGCGCTAGGCCAGCATCAATGCGGCGCAATAGCTTGTTTGACGGCGTAAACCGATACGTCTCGCCGTCAAACTCAATCGACACTTCCCGAAACACTTTGCCCATAATTAAGCAGCCGTGTAGGTGATGGTGCCGTGAAGGTCACAGCCTCAGCGCCTTCCGCACCAGTCGGGTTGAAGCTGGTGATGCCAAACTTGCCTTCAAAGGTGCCGATGCCTGCAATGTCCACCTCAAAGTCGTAGGTGAATTGCGTGGTGCTGGAAACAAGCGCCATGATGGTGTCATCCTTCAGGATGCCCTCAATGCCGCCTTCCATTGCCCAGGTGCCAACAGCGTTGTCAATGAACGTCTGCACGCCTGCGTCATCCTTGTCGGTGATCGGGATGCCTTCTTTCGTGATCGTGAAGTTATCCGAAGTCGCGCCGGTGATCGCCGTGTAGGTCGTACCGTCTGCCGAATATTTGATGCGCAATGCGCGTCCTGCTACTGCAGCCATTGTTTTGCCCTTTCCGTTGGCTTTGCAAAGTTATACCACGGACCCGCAAACTTGCAAAGTCCGTCATGCTCCATCGTCATATTGCACCCTGAATGTGATCGGCCTGTATCGCGTCACCCCATCAGGATCGGGTATGTTTCCCGCATCGCTGTCAAATATGCAATTGACCACGTTGGCCCCGCTCACAACCAAGTCAAACTTGTGCAACGCGTCATAGGTGGCCTGCGCCGCTTCATTCGCCAGCCCCACGGCACTCTTGCTGGCGGTTGGTCGGCAAAATGTCGTCACCTGAATAAGCTGTTCACCGCCGTCGCTGCCCTTCGTATCCCAAGGCTGCGATGACACATCCTCAATAACCGTGAACGGAAACGGCGTCAGGCTTTCCGCCTCTGCGTCTTGTGGCTTTTCATAGCCGATTGAATTGGTGATCGCATTCAACGCCGCGAAGTTTGCAAGGCGCGTGTAGATCGCCTGACGGACGCCCTCGATGTTCATCTCGTGGCCCTCTTGATTGCTTGTTCTAGACGGTCATTGAATTGATCGCGGATACGTTCAACAGCAGGCCTGAAATACGGGCGCGCCGCCATGCGGGTCGTGCCGTATTCTAGGTGCGCGGCATATGCCAAGTTGCTGCCAACAGTCGCTGTCAAATCGCCTTCCCGGTCAAACTCGATGCTATTTGCCAAGCGGCCTGTGTCAGTTGCAGGCGCTTGCCCCGGTGCCGACGCAACATGCGTTCGACGCGGGTTGTATTTCTGATAAACACGACCGGATGCAGGCCCGCGCTGGATGCTCTTGACCACATCACCGCGCAACTTAACCGCCGTGGCCAAAACCTCTTTCCCAACTTCCTCGCGCACTTCATCCGACATATTGCGCAGCGCAGCTCGCAATTGCTTGGACCCCTCAAGGCGGATCGTGACGGTCATACCGCTGCTCCAAGCTGCACATCAATCTCAAGCCATTCATCCATCATATCCACATTGGCGATAAAACGGATGTTGCCGGGACGCCCACGAATAAGCACCGTGTCACCCTCTTGCAGAAGGTCGGTGTATCGCGTCACGATACGGTAGTTAGCCGACGCCTCTACGCGGTCGCTGGCCCATCTCTCGCGCCCGCTGAGCGGCTTAACCATCGCACGGGTAGGCGCGCCGCTAATCGTAGCGAAGCCGCTTGTGTAGCCGCCTGCGCCGTCGCTGGTGCGGGTCTTGCGCTGGAAAGTCACGCTTTCCCGAAGCTGGCGCGAGTTGTATTTACCGCAGCACGCCATCAGAATGCCAATTCATCCGCACGGCGATAAGGTGCAAGCAAGCTGCGCGCCTCGTCCGTCATGCCTTCGCATCCGTCAAACATAGCCTCAACGTATTTGCGGATAGCCTCAAGAATAGGTGCCGGAATGCTGCCCGATCCATAGCCTGCCACATATGTCACCTGCACCGCATCCTGCGCGCGCAGATCAGACGGCCATGTTTCACCCTCGTTCAAGTAAATCCGCCCGCTTTGCAGATCCACTTCATAGCGCGTGTCGCTGTATGTGCTGGCGTTGTTGCCTCGATCATAGGTCACGATACTGGTGACGCTTTGCAGCGGCGGAAATGGAATATCCAATGTCTCTCCGCCGCCAAGAAGGTAAGGCCGCGATGCCGTATGAACGCCAGGACCAAGCGCCAAGATACGATCATCGCCACCCGGCTCGGTAAACCCATCGGCCTTGAATACAAATGTCTCGGTCAGGATTGCGCGGCGAAGATACTGCTTAACCGCTTCCG